AGTTTTAATAATTTTAAGTTTGCCAATAGCAATTTTAGCTTGGGCAGTCGTAAGTGACGATCCAACCGCTATGGACAAGGTAAAACTGTTTTTTGAGATGTTCTCAGAGCTTCCTAAATGGTTTACTAATCTTTGGATTCTTGTGGTAGCGAGCATCTATGGTATTAAGGGAACACAAATATTTAAAAACGGTAAGAAGTAGTGTTTAAGTGGATTAAACAATTATTTATTAAAGAACCTAAAAAAGATCCTCATATTGAATTATATGAACAACTTGATTATTCTAAAATGACTAAAGGTGATTTAAAAAAGTTATTAGTTCAAGGAAAAATCAAGTCTATTTACAAACCTTATATTTAAGTGTAAACAACTCCTATGATTCAAGGAGACAGCATAGAATACGAAATTTTAAAAGAAGCCTGTGATACTTTGGGAGACAATTTATTGACTGCTGAAATTGGAGTAAGGCAAGGAGCTGGTACAAAAATAATTTTAGATTCGTTGAAAGATAAAAACCATTGGCATATTGGAATAGATCCTTATGGTAATTTAGACTATGAGCATTATGATAAATCTGTTTCATACACTTGTGATTATACTAACAGTATGAAATTACAATTAATCAAAGACATTGATTACGAGAACTTTACATTATTTCCTATGGGAGATGATGAATTTATAAAACGTTTTTCTGATGGTGTACCTATTTACAGAAATAAAAAAGAAATAATAAATAAATATGATTTAGTTCATTTTGACGGACCACATAAAACTGTTGATGTTCTTAAAGAAGTAATTTTCTTTGGTGAAAGATCACACGCAGGCACAGTGTTTGTTTTTGATGATTATCCTAAATTTAATATGGATTCTGTATTAAAAATAATAGTAAATGAGTTTGGTTTTATGTTATTAAAACAAGGAAAAAATAAAATATCTTTAAAAAGAAACTAATGGACTCAGAATTTTCAGTAACAAGATTAATAAATAAAAGACTAGAAGACTTAAAAGATAATCTAGTGTACTCCGTTGACAAAATGGAGCAATTACACTATATTAGAGGGCAAATCAAAGGCCTTGAGTCTTTGCTTCAGGATCTTAAAGACCTGCAGAAAAAACAGGAGCAATTAAATGAAAAAGAACTTAGAGACTTCGAAGGAAGTACCTAGTAAAACAGAAGCATTACTCAATGCTTATAAAACAATAGATGAAATAAAACCAAAAAGTACAATCCTAGATGTTTCGGCAGTTGAAAAGAACGTAGATCTTTTAGAAAAACTTCCAACACCTACAGGATATAGACTTTTAGTTTTACCTTACGCTGGTCCTCAAAAAACCAAAGGAGGTATATATCTTTCAGACAAAACTCAAGAGACAATACAAATGACTACCGTATGTGCATATGTATTGAAGGTTGGGGATCTAGCCTACAAAGACAAAGAAAAATTTCCAAATGGACCTTGGTGTTCAAAAGGAGATTGGGTAATTTTTGGTCGATACGCAGGATCTAGATTTAAAATAGAAGGCGGAGAAGTTCGTATTCTAAACGATGACGAGATAATAGGAAAGATTAATAATCCGGAGGATATCTTGCACGCATACTAATACATACGCAATAACAGGAGCTACACATGGAAACAAACGAAGAGACAAAGAACTCACTAGAAGTTGAATTAGATACTGATGGTGTTAAAGAAGAATCAATAAACGTTGAAGAACAACCAGAACCCGTTGAGACGGAATTACCAAAACAAGAAGTTGATTTAGGATACACAGAACCTAAAGCTGGCGGAATTGAAGGTATTCAAGTTGAAACAAAACCAGAAAAAACTAAGGTTGCTGTCGATGATCTTTCTGACGTTTCAGAAAAAGTAAAAAGAAGAATTGACAAACTAACTTTTAAAATTAGAGAATCTGAAAGAAGAGAAAAAGCTGCTTTAGATTATGCTAAAAGTGTTCAAGGAAAATTAGATGATACTAACTCTAGATTTTCTAAAACAAGTAAAAGTTACGTAGAACAATACTCAGCTAGAGTAGTTGCAGAACAAGAGAAGGCAAGATCATCATTAAAAGATGCTATTGCTGAACAAGATGCAGATAAAATAGCTGATGCTAACTCTACTATGGCAAGACTCGCAGTTGAAGCAGAAAAAGTTAAAATGACAGCTGCAGAAGAAGAAGATAGAGAAGAAAGAAACAATAAAATCATCGCTGAAAGAAAAGAAAAAGAGGTAACTCAAGAACCTCAAAATCCTACTTATGCACCAGCATCGGGTAAAGCCAAAGGTTGGGCAGAAAAGAATGAATGGTTCGGATCAGATAGAATCATGACTAGTGCAGCATTTCAAGCGCACCAGGATCTTGTAGAGCAGGGGTTTGACGCGGAGAGCGATGAGTATTATAATGAAATTGATAAAGTTATGAAGGATAATTTTCCTCATAGATTTAGTCAACCACAGGAGCAAAAGAAACCCGTCCAGACTGTTGCTTCTGCACAAAGAAACCAAACCGGACGCCGAACAGTGAAACTCACCAAGTCACAAATAGTTATCGCTAAAAAACTAGGGGTGCCACTAGAGGAATACGCAAAATACGTGAAGGAGAATGCAAATGGATAATATAAAGAGAACCTCACGCGAGTCAGAAACTAGGAAAGAAACTAAAAAACCTACTTCTTGGTCTCCACCATCAAGTTTAGATGCGCCACCTGCACCACAAGGATATGCACATCGTTGGATAAGAACGAGTGTAACTGGGTTTGAGGATACAGCTAATGTAACTAAAAAACTTAGGGAAGGTTGGGATTTCGTAAGAGCCGATGAACTAGAAAGTTCTGGAGAAGCTTCAAGATACCCAATTTTACATCAGGGACAGTATAAAGGATGCATCGGAATTGGTGGCCTTGTTTTGGCAAGGATACCTGAAGAGATATTGAAGTCACGTGCCGAGTATTTCACAAGAATTACTCAAGACCAAATAAACGCGGTAGACAACGATCTAATGAAGGAACAAAGACCCGAAATGCCGATCAATATTGATAGGCAGTCTCGAGTTACCTTTGGCGGTAAACGTAAAAACTAGAAATAGTTTTTTTGCAATACCTACCTTAAGTTGCTTGGATTTAAATTAAACTAACAAACGGAGAAAAACACAATGGCTAACCAAGTAGAAAAGTTCGGTCTTAGACCTTACAGAAAACTAGACGGTACACCACTTGTTGGAGCTCAAAACAGATACATTGTTAAACCTGCTTATGGAACTGCAATATTTCAAGGGGATTTGGTTATACCAACTTCTACTGGATTTATTCAAAGACATACTGCCGGAAACGCTGCACCTGTAGTGGGTGTTTTTAACGGATGTTTCTATAATGATCCAACTACGCAAAAGCCTACATTCTCAAATCACTACCCTGGTGGAATCACACCAACTCAAGGCGAAATTACTGCCTTTGTTGTTGACGATCCAGATGCAGTATTTTTGATGGATGCAGATGCTTCTTTTGCTAGAGCAGATCTTTATGCAAACTACTCTGTTACAAACGCAACAGGTGTAACACAAACAGGAATATCACAAGTACAATTAGACGTAGGCGCAACAGGTACTGCGGCTACTTTTGCTGTACAAGCGATAGACGTTTCACAAGATCCAGATAATAATACTCTGGGAGCTGTGAACGCTAACATTCTTGTTAGAATCAACAATCACTTCTATCGAAGTGGTACAGGGATATAAGGAGATAAAACATGGCTATATCACGAGCACAACTAGTTAAAGAACTAGAGCCAGGTTTGAATGCTTTATTCGGCCTGGAATACAACAGATACGAAAATCAACACGCGGAGATTTTCCCTTCTGAAACATCTGACAGAGCTTTTGAAGAAGAAGTAATGTTAAGCGGTTTCGCTTCAGCACCAGTTAAACAAGAAGGTGCAGGAGTAGTTTTTGATCAAGCGGGTGAAACTTTCACTGCTAGATACACTGCAGAAACTATCGCTTTAGCATTCTCTATTACTGAAGAAGCAATTGAGGATAATCTATATGACAGATTAGCTGCAAGATACACAAGAGCTCTTGCAAGATCTATGTCAAACACTAAGCAAGTAAAAGCTGCTTCAGTGTTAAACAATGCACAGCAAGCTGCTGGGTTTAATGGTGGTGACGGTGTTCCGTTAATTTCGAACGCTCACCCACTTGCAACTGGCGGTACGTTCTCGAACGTATTAGCAACTGCTGCTGACCTAAATGAAACATCGCTTGAGCAATCTTTGATTGACATTGCAGGTTTTGTTGACGAAAGGGGTTTAAAAATTGCTCTTTCTGGTAGAAAAATGGTAATTCCAAAAGAATTACAATTTACTGCTGAAAGACTAATGAAATCACCTCAAAGAACGGCAACAGCTGACAATGATATCAACGCAATAGTTAATATGGGAATGATTCCTGAAGGATACAGAGTGAATAACTTTTTATCTGACACAGATGCATTTTTCATTATGACTGATACTCCAAACGGTTTTAAACACTTCATTAGAAGTCCGATTAAAACTGCTATGGAAGGCGATTTTGATACTGGTAACGTTAGATTTAAAGCGAGAGAAAGATATTCTTTCGGTTGGTCTGACCCAAGAGCAGTGTTTGGTAATGGAAACTTACCGACTAGCTAATACTAAATAACAGTATTACTTAAAAAGGGGCGGTGTTCACATCGCCCCTTTTTTTATGTATAATAAAAAGACCTAGAAAATAAATTATTTTGTAGACTGGCTGGGCAGACGGTATAGAGACTACAAAATTAAAAGCTATACAAAGGAGAAACTATTATGGCAACAACTACATTTTCGGGACCGATAAAAGCGGGAACGATTTCAAACACTACAGGAACAATACTTGGCAACAATGTAAAAAATACAGGTCAAGTAGCTATGACTCAGTCGATTTTAATTGACCCAGCAGTCGCAGCTGGAACAACTACTTACAACGTAGCTGTAATACCTAAGAACTCACAGATAGTAGAAGTACTAATGCGTTTTGCAATAGCAAGTAACGCTGGTGGCACAGCAACTATGT